AGTTGTTAAGCCATTTGTAATATCTCGTAAATCTTGTCTATAAGTTGTCATGTCAGCAGAAAGTGTATTATCTGATAAGGCAAGATAATCTGTAGCTTTTAATAAGCTATCTCGTCTTTGTCTTAAATCTGCCATAGCACGATCAAAAGCACCATTAGTCCATGCAGTTTCTTCAGCATCTCTGTCAGCTTCTTCTTGTGCAGTAAAGGGTACTTGAACCCCATTTATGTTGTGATGTCTTGGCATAATTATTTATACTCCATTGTTAATTGTTAAGCAATACCATAAAGGCAAATATCTCCAGCGTCTATGTTGCCACTAATAAACTTGAATTGAATAGCATCTATTGCACTTGTTGTATTTGCGTAACCTGCTGTATGATTTTGTATTGAATATGTGTTAAAATATTGATAATTAACAGATGCAATAAAATGCTTAACAAATGTGGTTGATGATGGATTAAATAAATTTAAAGTACCACCAAGATTACTATCATTTCCATTACCTAAACTATAATTTAATTCTTGAAATTGTGTACCTTGTGCTAAATCATTATTATCACCATCATATCTTAAATTAGCATCATTTCCAGCTTCTGCATGAAAGGCATCAAAACAAGTTGTGGTTTTTGCTACATTATAATTACTTCCACCATCTGTACTTACATTAAAACTAAACATACCATTATCATTTTGTGGGTGAATATTTTTAAATGTAAATAAATATTCCTTATAAGTATCATCTAGCACCACACCATCAGAGCCATCAACAAAAGATAAAGTAGCAGATGAACTAGCTGTTAGCTTTTTAATAAATACCATACTACCTAAATTTAATATAGAACCAAATGAAGTTGCGTTTTTTACAGCTTGATTATTTAATTTAACGATAGACATATTATGAATCCTTTATTCCATATAGTTTTATTTTCCCAGAATCTATGTTGCCTGAACTCATTTGAAATTTGACTGCGTTTATTGCAGAGGTGGTATTATAATATCCACTTACATACATTTCTTGAGAATAATCTCCAGCACCAGCTGAATTTCCTCTTGATATAAAATGTTTTACAAATGTTGTGCTTGATGGGTTAAAAAGTTTCATATGACCAGATACACATTGATCGTTATCATTTCCTGAAAAAGATATTAATGGTTGAAAAGATGTGGATTGTGCTAAATCTTGTGATGAATAATATGCCAAAGCTGTCGATCCATCTGTTTCATCATTAGATGAGTAGAATGCAGTTGATGTTATTGTAATACCATAAGAACTTCCACCATCTGTTGATGCTTGAAATTCAAACTTTTTATTATCTGTTTCTGCATGAAGACTAATAAATTCAAAAAAATATATTGGATAGGTGCTATCCAAGACTACATCACTACTACCATGTACGAATGAAAGACTTGCAGAACCACTAGCAGTTAAAGTTTTAATAGGTACTAGGCTTCCCTCTGCTAATGCAGTAGAGGTTACAGCACTTATGCTATTGTTGTTATACTTAACTAATGCCATATAATTTTATTACTCCACTATCTATGTTGCCTGATGACATAGCAAACTGTACACCATCTATTGCTGTGGTTACATTACAATATCCAGCAACAAAATTATGCCAAGCACCATCATTATTTTGATAATTAGTATTTTCAGCTATAAAATGTTTTACAAAAGTTGTAGATGATGGGTTAAATAAAGTAAGTGTTCCACTAAGACACTCATCATTAGCTGAACCCATACCATAAGATAAATTTTGTCCACTTGTGCTTTGTGCTAAATCAAATAAACTACCATATTGAATTGCAGCAGCACCATCATTTTCTGTGTGATAAGCAAAAAAATTAGTTGTAGTTTTAACTGCGTCAAAAGATGAACCACCATCTCTAAAATTTACATTAAATTCTACATTGTCATTCGCTGGATGTATATTAATAAATTTAAATATATATTCTTTGTAAGTAGAGTCTATCCCTGAAGTAAAATCTATTGTAGCTGAACTTGATGCAGTTTGCTCTGAGATTAAAGTCATACCACCACCAGAAATAGATGCTGGTAGAGTTGTTATTGCTGATAAGGAATTATTGTTAGCAAAGTTTAGAGCCATTTAAACTCCTAACACATTAATGAACATGGAACAATAAACGAACCATCATCATAAGTTTCAATTACTGTTGTTGATAACACTTTTGCAAAACTGCTAGATCGTACAGCATCATCTGTTTGTACTTTCGCAGTTCCATCTCCATTTGATTGAAGTAAATCTCCTTTAGTGATTGTTTCATTAGCTTTTATTCTAACTACAAATGAACCAACTGATGCTACCCAAAAATCATTATAGCCTTCGCCATCTTCATCCCAACCTACAAACACACCATAAACATTTTTGGCATCTACTGTGTCAGATACTTTTGATTTCATGTGTTTGATGTCAGCTTCTTTAACTATAGTTGCTTGATAATCTATTCCATTGTAATTGTAAGTAACAGTATCTCCTACTGATTGAGTATCTGTTAATACATGATGTATTTTTTTAGTATTAGTATTTCCTTCTTCATCAGTTATATCAAACTCTAAATTATACCAATCACACATTTCATCTAAGGTTTCTAAAACTGTTCCTTTTAAAATAGTAGGTTTAGAGTTATCTGTAAATCTTGACCAGTGAGTTCCTGTAAAACCACCATAATTAACTGTTGAACCTGATACTGATATGTGACCTTCTGCATTACCAGCTTGATAAAAATTTATAAGGTTTCCATCACTAGACATTCTATTAAAGTCGCCAATAGCATTGCCATTTGTTGCAGCTTGCATATTTCCATCTATGACAAACCAACCAGTACCACTTGTGTTATTATATAAACTTGTATCGGTAGTATTAATAAGAGTTCTACCAGAACTGTCGATAGTCATTCTTACCCCAGCGTTTGTGCCAAAAAGTAAAGCATTGTCATCATGTGCATAATTTATAAAACCAATATCATTATCTCCACTATCTCCAAAATGAATACGACAAGCATTACCAGTTCCACCTAAAATAGTAAGTCCAGCATTTGTATTTCCTTCAAGAACTAATTGACTTGCATCAGCATTAGCACTTCCACCACTATCTGCTGTTTTAACATGAAGATAACCAAGATCAGCAGCATTGCCTGGATCAGTATTAAAAAAATTAGTTTTAGGTGGTGTAACTGCATCTGCTGATATTTTAGCAGTAGTAACAGTATTATCTGAAGGAGTACCTAAATCCAAAACATTACCAAGTAACATAATAAAATCTATTACATCGCCTGTTGCTAAGTTTGATGCAAATGTAATTGTAGAACCAGATACTGTGAATGAATCTACTGGTGCTTGTAAAATTCCATTAAGTGATACCAACATATGATTTTCACTTTCTGGAGATACATTTACTGAATTAACTTGCATAGTGTATGCAGCCTGTCCATTAACGACAGATATGCTATCGCACTTTTGAAAGTTACCTATTACTGGTGTTTTACCTATATATGCCATATTTCTCCTTAATTAATTTTACCTCGCTGTTGTTGGAATTCCTGTAGATGTAGTGAAAGGCGACTCCGCAAAGCACATGTAAATGTATGTATCTCCTGAATTATTATAATTAGTTGTTGTACTTGTGCTTTTTAATTTAAAACCATTTGATAAAAAATCAAAATTATAATGTGTATCATCAAATTCTCCATTATTTATATTTGCATAGAGTTTTTTTGTTGTAACATTAAAAGTATCTCTTTTATTATCAACCATTAACCAATAACTACTACCTGTCGATGCGTTTTTTATCATAATCCATGCTGGTTTAAATCCTGTATAAATAAATGGGCCATTTCCACTTGAATCTCCATTCCCTGTGTAGCTTCCAAACTTACTAAATCCTTTTTTCTCTGCGAAGCAGTAGGCTATGTAGTCATTGGTATTTGTATTGCAATCACTATCTGTTCCAACTGAAAAAACAGAAGATGTAGGGTCAGTATCATTCCAAGATATAGTTCGACTATCTGACGCACCAGTTTGATTTAATCTAATACTTTGAGTCCAACCCAAAGAAGAATGACCTACTTGCCAATTACTTGCTGTATCTCTACCTTTTACTATTATAAATTTAGGTGTTAAACCTAATCTA